TCGGTCGTAGAGAATTGATCGAATGGTCAATTGTAAATATTCCTTCAAACCGAAATGCTCAGGTTCGTAGTATGCGCAATGAAACAGCCGGTGCCCTGGCTTATGTCAGGCGCGCTCTTGGTGATAAATTTCGCCTTTCTCAAATCGAAAATATGCGGGTTTGTGATGTGCTCGATTTGCTCGATGGGAAAGACGTTGAAATCCGAAGCGTTGATCCCGATGAAGTGCGCCGGTTGTTAGCCGAACTCGAATCCGAAAGGAAAATTTCAAACCTTCAGAAAGAACAAATATCACGCTTACAGAGGTTTACGACAATAAAAAAATAGCCCGCATCGGGCCAGTATTAATAAATAAAAATAAATTTTGTCATGAAAAAATCCGATTTGTTGAAACAACAGCGGGCTGCCCACGAGACGGAAATCAAACCACTTCTTGATGCGGCTGAACTGAGCGAAGAACAAAAACGTTCGTTCGATGATCTTACCGCTAAGATCGAAGCTTTGAATATTGATATCGCCCGCGAAGAAAAACGCGAAGCGATGGTACTTGCGAATGCTGCCGGACCAAAAGGAAAGGTAATCAGCGAAAAAGAAGAACGCGAAATTGGTTCTTACTCATTTTCCCGAGCCATTGGTTTGGTTGCTGATCACAAACCCATCGACGGACTCGAAGGTGAGATGGACGCTGAAGGAAAGCGAGAATTTGCCGCAATTGGAAAGGAAGTTAAAGGCTTCACCGTTCCGTTGATGGTTTTAAATCAACGCGCTTCAAACGGACAGAATGTTACCACCGCTGCCGATGGTGGTGCAATGGTGATGCTGGAGCCTTGGATTTTTATTGAGGCGTTGAAAAATGCTTTGGCATTAACGGGATTGGGTGCAACTTTTTTAACAGGATTAGTTGGAAATCTTCCGCTTTTAAAAGGTGGGTCATTTACTCCTTCGTGGGTTGCTGAAGGTGGAAATGTTCCTTTCACAAAAGAAGCTTTTTCAAAAGCTACCATGACACCAAAAAATTTAATGGTTGCTGGGGCAATTTCAAAACAGTTATTGGTGCAAACAAATAATATTGCCGATCAATTGATCCGCGCCGAAATCATCAAAGCGATTGCGCTTGGCTTACAGGACGCCGCCATCAATGGCGATGGTTCGGGTGCAACTCCTACTGGTATTCTTGCAACAAACGGCATCGGATCAGTTGTAGGTGGTGCCACCGGTGCCGCTCCTACATGGGGAAACATTGTCGATCTTGAATCGGCTATTTTGTCAAAAAATGTGATTGGCAACATCGCTTATCTGACCAACAATAAGGTGTCCGGAAAACTGAAACAAACCCTTCGCGCTGCGAATGTATCAGGGTTTATCCTTGAAGGTGGTTATACCAACGGCAGCAAATTGCTCACTACAAATGCCATTCCATCGAACCTTACAAAATCGACTTCGGTTGGTGTTTGCTCTGCATTAATCGCAGGTGTTTGGTCAGAATTATTCATGGGTATGTGGGGAGGCCTCGACATTTTAGTCGATCCTTATACACGAGCCGATTACGGCGAAATCAAACTGGTATTGAATCAGTTTGCCGATGTTGCTTTGCGTAATGCTGAAGCATTTTCCGCAATGAAAGATGTTCTTACTGCGTAGTCTTTTTTCTCTTCATAGTGATTAGTTAGTTAAATGTGGGTCGGGGCGATCCTTCGTGATCGCCCTTATTCAAAAACAAAAATCAAATGGAAACTTTAAAAATTAAATTTATAAAATCACACCCAGGCTTTGCATATTTCGCGGGCGATTCTGCTGAACTTCGGGCTGATCATGTTGAAACATTGATCGCATCGGGTCACGTGATTCTTTTCCCAGGTGTCGATAAAAAGGAAGAAAATCCGCTTCCCGAAAATCTTCCATGCCGCGAAATATTGCTGGCAAATGGTTTTACAACTATTGATCAGATCCGCGAAGCGGGTGCCTCACTCAATGATATTAAAGGAATCGGAAAAAAATCTTTTGAAGATATCACTGTCTTTTTATCTGCGAATTCATAATTAAATGAAATACCGCGTCATCACCCCGTCATCCGTTTTCCCTTGTGATCTTACTTTTTTGAAGGATCAGTTAAGGATTACACACACCGCTCACGATGTTTATCTGACATCGCTGATCGCAGCTGCAACTAAATGGGCGACTGGACATACCGGCAGACAAATTAATTATGCAACGCTTCAGGGTTATCAGAATGGTCGTAGAGGATATTTAGCACAAGTATTTCAACCTGGATTTGCGCGTTTAAAGGATTATTTCGATCAACGTTCATTTATTATTGAGCGCGGACCAATAATATCAATTACAAAAATACAATACCTGAATCTATCGGGTGAGCTTATTGAAATTACTACGGCTAATTATGATCTTCAAAGGGATGAATATTCAGGAACAATTTATTTGAAATCAACATTCAATTTTATTGATATTGATTATCATCGCGATGATGCCATCCAGATTACTTACACTGCCGGATATGGTGGTGATTTCGAAGATGCCATCCCGTTCCCCGAAATTGTACGAAATGCCATTGCACTTAAAGCCGCGCAATTATACACGCGCCCCGAAGATGGGGTTGATGAAAAAACAAGTATTTCCGAAAATCTTTTACGCGACATGAAATGCCCAATCGTATAGACATAGGAAAAATGGATAGGCTTGTTGTCGCACAGTCACGTGCCGAAACCAAATCTTCAAAAGGTCAGGTTACGGGTGATTGGGTTGATGCCTTTTCGTTTTTCGCTGCTCAAAACGATGTTTCCGTAGCCGAATCGTTTTCGAAGATTGGTTTTATAGCTCCAGTTGCTACGATATTATCAACGCATTATCGCGCTGATTTGGTCAGGACAATGCGCATAAAACTTGAAGATGAATATTGGAATATCATCACGATTTCTCGAGATAAAATATTTATGAATTTAGTCCTTCAACGACAAGATGACTGATAGAATTAAAATAGAGGGTATCGACGAATTGAGTTCTTTTCTGCAAAATCACACGAAAGAACTCGATAAATCGGTGCTTCAAAGTTTGACGAAGGGCAGTCGCTTAATTAAAAATGAAATTGTTTCCCGTATGCCTGGAAACCTGCAAAAATTCAAGTCAATTATTGGCTCAAAAAACCTCACAAACTCAGCAAATCCAACAGTTTTGGTAGGTGTTTTTGGTCGAAAATTAAATTTTGTTAATCGACGTGGAGTGAAATGGGACCCGTTTATGCTCGTTTATTGGGCAAATTACGGCACAATGGCCAATCGCGATGGTTCACACACGTTTCAATCATCCAGACGAAGCGTTTCACGGAATAAAAAAGGTGGTATTAAACCTTTGAATTTCTTCGAAAAAGCAATCGACAGCTCGATGGATTCGGCTTTAAGTATTGCCGCCGATGATATTGACAAAACGATGGATATAGTTGCTTCAAAATTTGGGTTTAAATAATCTTTCAAAAATGATTACGGACGCAATTCAATCAGTACTCGAAGGTATTTCGATCAACGCTTTTTCGCCAATTTTCGATACCGATAATATGCCAGTTGGGTTATTTGCAACTCATGTCGAAACTATTGCTGAAAAGCTGAAAGACAAGGAGGAAATTTACGGGTATGTGCATAATGTTGCTATAACTGTTGTTGCTGACTCGCAGGAACAAATTGACCCGGCTACTGTACAAATCGCTGAAACAATTGAATTGCTATCCGGAACCGTTGAAGGAACTATCATCGAAGAATCACAATTTATATCATCCGAAGGCGTTGCCTGGGATAACGAACTGAAAAAATATTTTGATCAATTAATTTTTACAGTACAAACTAAAAACAGATAATTATGACAGTCAGTCGCATTAACGGGAAAGCTATTACGCTTAAACCAAATGGAAAACTTTATGCAGGTGTTACGGAAGTAGATTGGGATTCCACTGCCAAATCCGAAACTTCTCTTATAAAAGAGGACAATGGTATCGAACAGGACGAAATAATTTCATTCGACGAAAAGTTTTCGATCAGTGGAATTATTTGTGTGGACGAAGCAGGTGACGAAGCAACGCACAGTGATTGGGGTGCAATTAGGGCAGCGTATCATGCCAAAACGAAAATTCCTTTTGTTTTTGGTATGTTCGTTGGCGGTAAACCCGAAATCGTTGGCAATTTGCTTTTGTTAAGTCTTTCTGAAAAAACCGGATCTTCAGGAAAAGCAACCTACAGCGCATCAGCGAAAATCATTCAGGATTCATCGCTTGTTTACGGCACTACACCAGTTATTTAATCATTGGGGTCGGGCGGATTCTATTCGCCCACTACCATTCAAATTCACAATTCTATGAAACCCGACTACATTACTATTAACGATCAGCGATTTCGTGTTGAAATAAACATGAATACCGTCGAAGATTGGGAATTGCTATCAGGCAAAAAACTGGGTCAATTCGAAACCGAAGCGGCCTTAAGCGCAAAAACCGGAGGTGTCGCTACAAGGGCTATGCTTTTATGGTTTTTCTGCGCTATTCGCGAGGGTGAAGATCTCGATGGTCGTGTGTTTGAACTCGATTTTGATGAATTCAAAAAGATACTAAGGCCTTCGATAATGATGTATTTCACGCCGATTTTTCTCAAACAATATATTGGGAATAATGTCGGGGCGAATAATGATTCTCCCAAACCTGACGATGAACAAAAAAAAAAGAAAACGATCCGGTCACATTTTCAAGACTTCGTCAGATCGCGCTGGGCGAAATGGGTTTTAGGGTTGCTGATTTTTGTTTGTGCCGTCCTGTGGTATTATGGGATGCACTTAAAGGCTTAGTTGCTGCCAAATCTGAGCGTTTCGAATTCGAATATAATATAGCCAGGTTGTCAACAACAACGCTATTTAATGTACAATTAGCCAAAGAAGATCGTGTATTGCCGTCTGAACTTTGGCCTGATTGGGGCGCAAAATTAGATCCTGACAATAAAACGCAGATCGATCCTGAAAAACTGGCCGAAACAACCAGGGCACAAATAGAATACCTGAAAAATATGTAAGGGCGATCCTGTGTGATCGCCCTATAAAAAGTAAAGTATATGGCTACCAAAAATCTAAAAGTATTAATGTCGGGCGATACAAAGCCGTATCGCGCTGAAATTGATCAGGCCGCCGCTGCCACTAAGGTAATGAAGGATGATATTGGCGGACAAATGAATGATCTGGCCGGATTATTTGGTACAAGTATTGGCACTATCGGCAAATCAGCCGAAAAAATCAGTACGGTTTTTACAGGATTATTGA